ATTCTTTAAATGGAACTGCTGAAGGAGATATAAGAACAACGAGGTACCAACAGGCGACTAGGTGTGCGTATAAGTTAATGGCTTCAGGACTAAATATATATAGCCCTATTACCTATCATCACGCTGTGCAGTCTGTGTGTGGTTTTGTTAATAGACCAACTAAATTTTGGCTAGAGTTAGACTTTGGTATACTACAATATGCTAAAGGACTATTTGTTCTAATGCTAGATGGATGGCAAAACAGCATAGGAGTACAAAGAGAAATAGAGTATGCAAGAGAGAATGGTATACCAGTTTCTTTTATACATCCTGATGCTTACATTTTGACAGGAAAAGAAGATGAGCCGAAACATTGAAGTAGACATTCTCAAACTCAAGTTTGAAATTGATAGCGTTAAGGAGCGTGTCAGAGATGTTGAGTGGAGAATGGAGAATGGAAAAGATATAGAAAACGATGCCAGACAAAAAGCTTTGGACAAGCTAAGGCATCTACAAAAAGAACTATTAGATTTAGAAGTGAAAAGACTATGCCAAAAATTATCGGTATCACAGGATACATAGGTAGTGGTAAAACATTATTAGCCGATGCCTTATGTGCTAAGCATAACTTTACAAAAGTAAAGATGGCTTCCCCTATTAAAGATATGCTTAGATCCGTTGGTCTACGAGAAGATCAAGTGGAAGGCACTGGCAAAGAAATACCCTGCCAACTTTTATGCGACAAGACACCACGTTATGCTATGCAAACTCTTGGTACAGAGTGGGGCAGAAACATCATTGGTGAAAACATATGGGTAAACCTTTGGTCTAACAAAGTACAAGAGCTTACGTCTATGAATCAGAACGTAGTAGCGGACGATGTTAGGTTCATAAATGAGGTAAATATAATACGTGGACTTGGTGGTACGATTATTAGAATACACAGACCTAATAGTAATACAAAACCAATGCACGATAGTGAGAAGCAAGACTTTATAGCTGACTTCACTATAAACAATAATGGAACAGTAGAGGATGTTTTAAAGCACATACCTGTTTTTTTATAGGGGGAACAATTGGATTTTATAGACGCAAGACTGCTGATAACTTTAGGAGGAGTTATAGTTTCTGTCGTAGCAAGCTTTGTTGTAGTTAGGCAAAAGGTTCAAGAACAGGAGAAAGGTATTAAAAGTAATACTGAAAAATTATACTCTATAGATTCTAGGTTAGATAGAAACGATACTGCTACAGACCTTTTGAAGCAGAGAATAGACATCATTGCCAAGATGAATAGTCCAGAGAATAGGGACAAACTTTCAAGAGAGCTTGAAAGAATTAATGTAAAAATAGAGACATTGGAAAACGATGTTTCTTCTTTGAAAAAGATGCACAATGGCAGACACCCTGAAAGTTGATGAGTATATAGACAGTCGTTTGGCTGATGGTCTATGCCCTAGGTGTATGAGCAAGCTACCCCCAGTTGAGGTTCACGGGCACGTTCAATGCACCACTTGTCACCTATATATCCAAGAGTGTTGTACAGGCGAGGGATTACAAGACCTTTAGCTTTATGGTATAACAGACTAAACGGAGGTTTGTTATGCTATCACTAATCGGATCACTACTAGGGTTTGGCACATCCTTTCTTCCAAAAGTATTAAGCTTCTTTGAAGAGAAAAGAGACCAAGCTCACGAGCTAAAACTGATGGACAAACAACTTGAACAACAAATCAAGTTGGGCGAGCAGAAGCTACAATTTATGAATGTAGATGCTGACATCAGAGAGACCGAAGCACTCCAAAAGAATCAAGCACAGATCACAGTGAAGAGTAGCACTTGGGTTGTTAACCTTTCTGCTACTGTTAGACCTGTTATGACATATCTCTTGTTTATAGAGTTTATGGTTTTGACGTTTATGTTGGCTTTCAACTGGATAGACCTACAGATGTACGACAGAATTTGGTCTAACGAAATACAAGCTGTGTGGGCTGCTGTTGTTTCTTTTTGGTTTGGTCAGCGTAGTTTCAACAGGAAGTAGGTATGAATATAAACGAAGAAGGTCTACAAATAATAAAAGACTTTGAAGGTTTTTCTTCGTCAGCATATCTATGCCCTGCTAACAGATGGACTATTGGTTACGGGTCTACTTGGGATAAGAACAGAAAGCCTGTAACCAAAGACCATCCCGATGTATCAGAAGAAGAAGCAGAACAACTGCTAATGCAAGAGGTACATCATTCTCAATACGCCATTGATAAATTGCTAAGCTGTGAACTAACAGAGAATATGTATTCTGCTCTTTGTTCCTTTGTCTACAATGTAGGTAGTGGAAACTTTCAGAGATCTACTATGCGTATGAAGCTAAATCGTGGTGATTATTATGGTGCATCTGCTGAGTTCCCTAAATGGAGAAAAGCAGGAGGACGAATCCTAAAAGGTTTGGTAAAACGAAGGGTAGTAGAAAGAGAATTATTTGATAGGGATTTATAATGAACAACCAAAGTGGAGCATCGCAAGTAGTACAAGACGCAAACCAAGCGACTGAACAGTTAAATCAGTTTGGTCCGTTAGGTAGTGAAGTGCTACAGCATATGCAGATGCCACAACAACCAGATGGTCCCCCTTCAGTAGCAGAAATGATAGCAAGATATTTGACTATTAATGCACGAGCAGGTGGCAATCCTATGTATAGAACAGACCAGCAAGGAGTACAGACTCGTAATATGGATATCTCTGGCAATGTTGAAGCTAGGATTCCTATGGATCAGTTAATAGCTGACGCTATATTAAAGATGAGAGCGGGTGGATATGCTTATGGTGGTAATGTAAATCTACCTGAAAAGTTTGGTGGAGATAGAATAAATTATCAAGGTGGTGGTATTACTAATCTTGGCATAGGTTTTGAAAAGGGACCTTATGGCGTAGACGTAGACTACAGGAAAGATCCACAAACTAATAGCAAGACAATAAACGCTGGATTCAAAGTCAGGTTCTAGTGGTAAAGAAGGCTAAGTTTGGCGTAAGTACTTATGTTGAAAAGTCTAGAAAAAAAATAGGCAGACATAAAAAGCGTATGAATAAACACGAGAAAAGAAATTATAAGAAGTATCGTGGACAAGGAGGAAGATGAAAAAAGGAAAAGACGGAATGATAATGACTTTCTTAGGGTCAGTATTGATAGGTCTTTCCGCTTGGGCTTTGGTAGAAATAGTAGAGCTTAGATCCTCAGTATCAATGATGAACCAAGAATTACTTAATATAGATAAACAATTTGGTAGAGTTTATAACTTTATAGATAAATTTCTTACCGATTAACGTATATATAAGTACCAAAGATAATACCAACAGCACCAATTATTATACCTATCGCTATACCTAAAGCATTTAATAGTTCTTCTTTCTTGCGGCGAGCCTCTCTTTGTAGACGAGCTTGATGTTCTTTGGCTTCTTGTATGCGTTTAGCTCTTTCTGCGATTATGCCAGACCAAGTGCCGTGACCAAAACGTAGGTCTATTAATTGTGCCATCTCGTTTAGTTGTTCTTGTGCCAGCTTTGCGTTGATAGTTTCTTCAGCAACCTTATGAACGGAGAATGTAGACTGTGAGTATTCTGATCGTTTTTTATTTATCTGACTCTGTCCCTCAAACATATCATCAATATGCTTGGCGATCTTGGAGACATCGTTGGCGTGCGTTATTACCTTCTTTATTTGATCGGCGGCAGAGTTGACCAAACTTATACCCGCTATGACTTCAGCGAATACCACGGCTTAGAACTTCTTATGTTTCTTAAGAAGCTTGTTTAAATCTGTGCCACTTTCTTTGAATAGGTCATTTAAGTTTTTATATCCTGAGTTACTTGACTTATTACTAGCCTCTCCTGCAAGTAGATCTGTTCCGCCTTCGCTAAATGTTTTGATTCCACCAGCTACAGGAACTCTTCGTAACGCTGCACGTATAGCCGAACGTTCTGCTGAGTTAGACCCATCATCTTGTCCAGTAATTGGCTCTCTTATAGCCTCAACTGCACCACCTATATTACTAACAGCGTCTATACCAAGCCCTACTGTCGGACCACCGATGTTTGATATAGTTCTTAAAGTTCCCCAAGCTCCATTGTCAGCTTGAGCGGCTGTGTTAAAGAACAATTCAGCAACTAGACCAAGACCTCCAAGAGCAATAAGACCTTCTACGTAGCTACCTAGAAACTTATCCCACCATCCGTCTTTGTCTACGAACTCGTCTGCTGGTACACCTGAAATGTTAGCCATCATTTCAGCTATAACAGTTTTGTGGAATCGTCTTTCTCTAAGTTCTCTAGACCTATTATCTTCTCCACCTCTGCTTAACACTAAATCTTTTGTAGCATTAGCACCTGCACCAAACGCAGGACCAACAGTCAGTAAGTACATTAGTGGTTTTGGATTACCATTCTTAGCTTCACTAAGAACATCTTTGGTCATCCTCATCATCATTAATGGGAAAGATTTAAGTTGGAATACCATTGCACCAACAGGGTGTTGTGCCCACATTGGCACATCATTTGGATCTGGTGTAAAGATTGTTTCGTTAACAAACCTCATAATCGCATATCTAAAGTTATCGTCTTTAGACAAGGTGCCAATCTCTCCCATTCTTTTGGCACCCGGTTTAGCGTATTGCTCTAAACCATATCTTTCTAAGAATCTGTAGGCGTTTTTAAATGCACGACTATTTTCTGCACCCTCTGCTATAAGCCTTTGTGCTGTATCTGCTTCAGACTTAAGTGCGTTGTACCCAACAAGTGCTGATACTTCACGCATAAAGTTTGTCCAGCTTTGTAGACCAGTGCCATAGAAGAATGAGTGCTGGAATTGTTGTGATCCATCACCAGCCATATGTGTCATTCTATCGTGAATTAGGTTTTCAATACCTACACCAATATCTTTTGCAGCTTGTCTGTATTCTGGGCTACGTATTTGTGTGTAAGCCTTATAGAAAGCTGGAAGATTACCACTTCTTATAAGAGGTAAAGCTATATCAGGCATTGATGTTAGCGTTGTCCAGCCAAGTAGAGATACAGAGTTGAACGCTCTAAGCTTCTTACTAGTTTTGTTTAAGAAAGCACTCTTAGATAATGGTCGTCTATCAATCACGTCTACCATATCCCTTACAGCTGCTTCAGCTGATTCTGAAACACCTGATGGGAAATCCATTAATCCGTTTACGATAGCTTCTGCTCTAATTCTAAGATTAGTTCTTTGTGCTTGGTTCATATTACCATCGTCAATCAAAGATATAATTCTTCGGATAGATTTATCTTTGATAGCGTGGTTAGAGTTTGTGTTATTTAGAACAAGGTTGGCTTGTATATCTCTAAGGACTGCTTCTTGTGCTTCGGTGCTGTAGTTAGCAGGTGTTGGGACAACAATATTGCTTACTGTAATCTCACCTTCATCAAATGATCTTGCAGTAACAATCAACTTAGGATTGTTTAGAACTTTGAGTGCACCAGTTACACCTTGTTTAGCTGTTTGCATATAAGCTTGTATGCCGTGTCCGTTTGCACCAAACTCTTTTGCAATCAGTTTCTTTCTAGTTGTTTTATCAAAGTACTTAGTAATAATACCCTCAAGGTCATTGACTAAGAACTCTTCAAACTCAGGTGCTGTATCTTTATTAAGAGTAATAAACCTTTGGTAGAAAGGATCAGCCGCTACGTTTGCTGTGCTTGAATCCACGTCTACATCAATACGTCCTTCTGTATCTGTAATTCGCTTCATCATAGTCTCAGCTATACCCTGAGCTTCTTGTGGGTCTATCTGCTGACCATTAGCTCTACGCTCTCTCATAATGAAAGCAGTTAGCGTCTTTCTAAATTTATTTGGATTCTCTACTATTTCATCAGCGTTCCATATCTGTGGCAGATAGTACTTTGTGCCTTTACGCAGAGTCACATCACCAACTGGATATCCAAGTGCGTGTAGTTCTTCTAGTTCTCTTTTGAACAGAGCGTTAATATGATCTGCAATTTTCTTTTCGTTTGCATTTAAGCTGCCCAAGTCTCCACGTCTAATAGCTTTGGCTATCTTCTCGTGAGACGCTGGGCTTGCAGGTTGTTTAAACTTTTTCTCTAGTGGACCAATTGCTAGAACACCTTTTGTTTTATTCCAATATCTATTAAGTCCGTTACCATAATCTGGTACGTTTCTTAGCATAGTCATTATTGGCTGAACCTTTTTAGCCAAGTCAGCACTATGTTTCTGGTATATACCTACACCTTTAGCTGGTTTTATCTTGTTGCCAAGCCAGTTAGCTCCTAGTTTTCTAAGGTAAGCAGAATTCTCTCCTATGAAATTAGGTCCAATTTTTTTCTGCGTTAGATCAATATCGTCAGTAGTTAGGTCTTCTTTCTTTGCTACCTTCTTCATAAAGTTTTGAACAGAATCAGGGATACCAAACTCTTGTGCTTTGGTTCCCGCGTAGACCCAGTCATTGCCTGTAAATTGTTTGTCTAAGTCCATCATATCTGCAAGCGTTGCACCACCTAGTGCTTCGTTTCCAGTTGTGTTCTTAGATTTGTATAGTGGCTCTAAACCATCATCAAACATTTCTGCGTCTATGTGTTTTACTTGTGTGCTATCAAACACCACTAGTGAAGATACTTCAGAGTTATTTGATGGATGTATTTCTGTTGTTAAGAATCCATCATACTCTAGTGCACGGAACATATCTTGCAGTAAGCTTTTAGCCTCTGCTTCTCCTCTTCCGCTTCTTGTCATTCCGTCTATGAAAGCATCGTATAGATCTGGTCCAGTTATCTCACCAAGAGATTGCAAGTTCTCTAGTACAGCTGTTTGTTCTTCACGAGCCAGAATGTTTGTATTCATCAGGTCTGGAAGTATATCTGCTATATCATTCTCTTGACCTGTGTTTATTGAATATTCAGCATCAAAACTAAAATCAAAAGGATTGTCTGCCTTTGCAAACATAGGCATCACTTTAGGATTAACATCTCTGTCTAATATTTTTGATAGAGCAAGCTCAATATCTTTTTGCTTGGCGTTTAGTTTCTCTAATTTCTTGCCCTGCCTGTAGTATGTATAAGCAAGGTCTCCATCTATACCATCAACCTCTCCACGACCTATCTGTTCGGCACGCTCTTTAGTAGCTTTAGAGAAGTTAACCTCGTCTAGTTGTGCCATAACATCTGATATTTCATCGTTAACAATCTTTAGATTGTTTGATAAAGCCTTTGCCTGACCCTTAACTTGAGGGTTATCTGTGGCTTCATCTATAAATCTATTGATTGAGTCAGGTGAATATCCGCCTGCATAATCACCAGCCGCTGTTACATCTCTTGTCAGATATATTCCCGGTCCATACAAAGCATCAGGGTTAGATGGATTCATTATTACATCTGGGTTGTCTACTTTGTTGAAGGCATTTCCATTAGGAGTCCCGTGATAGTAGACATACTTCATCAAGTCTTCGCCTTCTCTGGCGTTGACAAATGTTCTAGCTGCTAGATTTTGCAGGTTGTCGTAATTAGCAATGGTGCTTCTTGCATATGTTGCTGCCTGTTGTGGGTCTATAGACCACATATTCGTGCTGTCTACAGCTGCCTTGACTGGCTGCTGTTTTGTTTTAGCAACATCTGCCATATCACCATAGAAAGTTAGGTAACGATACTTCTGTCTCATAGACTTATTGCCTATTAGACCATTAAGAACATAGGCAATCTTCTCTATCATTACGTCTAGTAGAGTTTCTAGAGTGCCTTTCATTCTTGTTTTGCCATACAGGTCTTTTTTGCTAACCCTGTTGGCAAGATAATCTGTAAGCCCATCATTAAACCACTCAGCCGCAAGTAGGTGGTCTCTGTTGGAATAGTCTTTTGTATATAGCTTTTTAACTCTTAGTGCTCTTTCTTCTCCAGTATCAATGGCTTCTCGGTAAGCTTTAATTACTTCTAGCCTATCAGCCTCTGGCATAGATCCGTGATAAAGCATATGACCTATTTCGTGAACAGCGTCTGTAGTCTTCCCACCTTCACGTAGACCAATGATATCTGTTCCAGACTTCCCAGCCTTCAGGCTTATACCTAGCTTTCTGGCTGTCTTCCTCATTTGATTTAGTTCTGGTCCGTCATTTACGTGTTTATAAATTCCGTAGTCATCAGCCCTAACCATAGTTGGGAATAGTTTGCCAACATCTTCTTGAGATAAGAAGTTAACATTAGCCATTTTATCAAATTGAGTTTTACCTAGTACATTCATAACCCTGTAAGTAAGAGTACGAGATACGTTCTCTACCTCAGGATCACGATGCGTGATTTTACGCAGCATCTCTTTTAGGTAGACGGGAGTACTTTGAGGTATACCATTTTCTGTAGATACACCCCT